CAATGATCGAAAAGCCAGCAGACACCGTCTACCGCCGCATCGTCATCGAGTACGGGCAGGTGTACGCCTACGCGTACTACCTGAACGAAAACGGAAAGATTTTGGCTGAAGAGTGCTGGAAGCAGCCCTTTCGGCTGGACCGCCGCGACGTGCAGGACGAGGCCGGCGATACGTGGGATCTGATCTACCAGCACCTGCAGGACACGGTGCTGTGGTCTGCAAGTGACGCCGAGGACCTGGGCAAGATGGAACCAGACCCACCAGAGGAGTAGCCATGCCCAACTACGAAGCCACGCCAGAAGAACTTGCCCAGTACGGCGCCGGGCTGTCGATCTGGCAACAGATTGCGTTGCTGCAGGCGTGGTCGCCGCTGATTGGCTACGGCCAGCGGTTCATCAACGAAATGGACCCGTACAAGCGTTCCGTCATCGTAAGCGAAGCGGCCGAATGGCTGGCATCCAAGACCAAGTCGCAAGCGGATGACCAATTGGTGCGATTGCTGGCTGACGTACTGAAGACAACGCAGGGCGAATCACTCGTGAGGTGGTGTCTTCTGCAGGTGGAGGCTAGCAGGTGAATGCTGACACTGCATTTCGTGCCGCTGCCGTCATTGTGGCGGTGGTTCTGGCGGCTGCTCCCTACTGGCCGCAAATCAGTGCCGCCGCAGGTCGTGCGATGGAAGCCGCAAAAGAAAAAGCCGGCCTGATCGGTCGTGTGGCCGCCATCGCACTTCTGTTGGCCGCTGCCTACGGCAAGGTGCCGCTGCCTGCCATGCCGTCTATGCCTGCTGCCGGCGTCAACGTGGAGACTCCCGCCGTGGAGATGCAGCAGTTAGTGCGGCCGGTGGCCGAGGCCATGCGGGAAATGCCGTACGGTGACCGGATGCTTTGGGCTGCCACGTGGAGCAAGGCAGCCGTGGTCGTAGCCGGCGATGCCGTCAGCACTGAGGTCGTGTTAACTGACACCAGATCGCTGCGACTGTTCACCACGCTGGCCCTAGACATTGCGTGGCGGCGGATCGGCCAGCACGTGCCAGGTGGCAACGAGCCGCTGCGGAAGGCCGTGGAAGCCGCCTACGGGCAGGCCGTAGGCACTGACGTGGTGCCGGTCACTGCGGACGTGCGTGCCCGGTACGGAGCGTTTTCCAAGGCCGTGGCATGGGCCGGCGTCAACGGAGGCTGACGCATGGCCGACTTCCTGCCATTGATGGGCTACTCGCCCAACCGTGAAGGCACTGACGCGTTTCTGGCGTCGTTGCCTAGGCCAACGCTGGCGCAAGCCGGCCCGGATCTCGCGCTGGATGAAAGCCGCGATGTGTTCCTTGGGTCGGCACTGCTGAAGTGCGACCCGTCGTGGAAGCGTGGTTCCCAAAAGATCGGCAGTTGTGTCGGATGGGGCTGGAGCCTGTCGTGCGACATTCTCGCGGCCTGTGACATCTTGCTGCGGAATGAGCCAGAAACGTACGGCGGTCGCGTGCTCGAGGCCAGCGTGTACGGGTTCAGCCGGGTGGAGGTGAGAGGCCAGCGAAATCTAGGTAGCGATGGGTCTTACGGTGGCGCTGCCGCCAAGGCGGTCACCAAGTACGGCACGCTGCACTACGGACAGGACTACGGCGGCCAGACATTCACCGACAACAGCGGCACGCGAGAGAAGGAATGGGGCCGGGACGGCGTTCCCGACGCATTGGAAAAGTACGCAGCCGAGCACACCGTCAGCAGCGTGGCATTGGTCAGGACGTTTGAAGACGCTGCCCGAGCGATCCAGAACGGCTATCCAGTGGCCGTGTGCTCCATGCAGGGCTTTTCCATGACGCTCCGCGACGGCGGCTACCTGTCGCCAATGGGGTCGTGGGCACATTGCATGATGTTTGCCGGCGTTCGATGGAAACCGTATCCGGCCGTGTTGTGCGTCAATTCATGGGGAGACTGCTACAGCGGCGACGTTGACACGGCGTTGCCAGTGCAGTTTCAGAGGTCTGCCGGCTGGGTGCGAGCCGAAACGTGCAGCCGGATGCTGTCCGGTGAGGATTCGTTTGCCCTGTCTGGCTACAGCGGCTTTGCACCACGGACGCTGCCCGCCAACTGGCTGGAGGGGATTCTGTGAGATACATGCTGCTTCCGCTGGCGATCGTGGCCGGCTGCGTTGCGACATTGCCAGACGATCACACGGTCACCGCAGACCTCGCGTGCGAAACGGCCCGCTTGGTCGTGCAGTTGCGTAACGAGATCGCCCCCAGCCCGGCAAGCGACGAGTGCGACAACTGCGATGGCACAGGCAAGATTGGCGATGGCCGCATTGTGCTGACCTGCCCTGTTTGCAAAGGCACTGGCAAGAAATGAACGCCACAGCAGAGCCATCGGCCACGCTCGAGCAGTTGCAGGCACACGTCTGGCAGCGGCTTAGCCTGCAGAAGCACGTAGCCGGTAGACGCATTGTGGACCGGATCACAAGACGTGCCGTGCGTCAGTGGCCCGTGCCTGTGCTGCTGCAGTGTGACCCCGCCCAGGCCAACGTGGTGGGAACCTACTACACACGCACGATCACTAGGCAGTCACGCCAGGAATTCGGCATGGGCATCATTCTGACGCTGATCCTCGGCGCTTTGGTGCAGGAAATTATCAAGTTGCTGGTGGCGTGGTGGATCGACCACCGCAGCGAAATGATTGCCATTGTGAGCAGGTGCAGCCATGACAGCTGAGGAACTGAAGCAGGGCGTGCTTGACACGTTTCTGCGGATTGCTGATCGGTTTGGCGTTCCGTGCGTTGTGCTGGCCGTCGTGCTGTACTTCGGCCGCGAGGCTTGCCAGGTGCTCTACAGTGGGGCAGTTGAGCCCGTGGTGAAATCGCACATCGAGTTCTTAGAGGCCACGAGCGAAACGCTGCACGAGATTGGTGCCGTGCAGACACAGCAGGCGAAGACGCTGCAAGAATTGGCACAAGGCCAGCACGAAATCAAAACGGCCATTTCGCAGAGGAACTGACGCATGGCAATGAGCCCAAAGCTATTGCGCCCACGACAAACCAGCCAATTCGCCGCGCTGCGGAATGGGCTGGCAGGTTACTGGGCGTTTAACGAATCAGCCGCCAGCGGTGACGTGAGTGCGACGAACTATGTCACCGGTGGCGTGTCGCTTACGTCGGTGAATTCCGTGCCATCAACCACCGGCATTCAAGGAAACGCGAGAAACTTCACGACAGCCAACAGCGAACGACTCTATGCGTCCATCAGCGGCAATGCCAGCCTGACGCTTATAGGACCAACGGCGTTCAGTGTGGCCTTTTGGTTCCGTCCCAACGGCAACGCATCTGCCGCAAACACGTATGGACTGGTTTCCAACGACTCATTCCCAACGGAACGTGGAATGGCTATTGGCATGCCATCAAGCGGGTCAACGTCGTGGAACATGCCGCATTTGTACATTTTTTACACGGACAACACCACCGACACGTACAACCCGTGGAACGGAATTCTGCCCGCCACCATTGCCAAGGATGTGTGGCACTTCATCTGTATTCGCCGGGACGGCAACACTGTTTCATCGACATTCAATGGCACTGCCGGCACTCCCATTACGCTGACTAAGACGCCGCGTGCATCGCGCACCAACCTGCATGTTGGAATTCGATATGGCACGTCTGGCGCCGGTGCGGACTTCTTCAACGGTGATGTGGACGAGCTTGCCATATGGAGCCGTGCCCTAAGCGATTCGGATGTGTCTAGCCTGTACAACAGCGGCGCAGGAATTGACCTGACAAAATGAGCACACCAGCAATAGACGGCATGATTGCGGATCTGTGGCCCAATCTCGCAGCCGCCCAAGACGCGCACCACGCCGCGCACGGCGTGTACTTCCAATGCCTGTGGACGCACGCAACGGCACCAGACACTGACGCAGCCCCTGATCTACAGGGCATTACGCCTGCCGGCCAGGCGGAAGTGCCAACAGACTGGTTGCCGCAATTGATTCGGGCACGCCTGTCAGTTGACACGTACGGCCAACCTGACGGCTGGACGCTGACAGCACAGGCAATCGTGGACGGGCAGACCGTGCTGCGAAGGTGTGACTGTGGCATTGATGGAACGCGGTCGTGCGAATGGCAAGTGCCGCAAGTGGCCCCTGACTGACCGAAGCCTCTACTGCAAGACACCACGTGCACCCCATAGCCTAAGTACAAGGAGACAGCCAAATGCCCGACGCCCAACTGTACCGCCGCACACGCACCGTCGATATCACCCTGTCCACGGCCACCTCGAGTGCCACCACGCTCAGGCTAGATGACATGGCAGGTGCTGTCGTGTCGTTTGGCACCATGTCCACCAGTGCCACCACGCTGCAGATGTGGGGCTGCGACACGGAAAGTGGCGCCTACAAGCGGGTGTACAAGGCCGATGGCAGCGTGGCTGACGTTACGCTGGCCCCCTCGACTGCGGCGGGCAGGATATACGCCATGCCCGACGAGGTGTACGCCCTGCCATTCGTGAAGATCCTGAGCGCCCACACGGCGGCAACAGGCGTGGCTGGTGTCGTGGTGTTCAAGAGCTAGGGCCATGCCCCAGCGGATACCAACGCACAGGCCACTGCGTCTGCGTACGGCGCAACGCAGGGATGAGTCTGGGCGGCCCAATGCGGCGGCGCGTGGGTACTGCTCAATTGCGTGGTTCAAGATCCGCCAGGGTGTTCTCACACGTGACGCCTGGCAGTGCCAAGAGTGCGGCCGTGTGTGTGCGAACAAGCGCGAGGCGCACGTCGATCACATAACGCCGAAGGTGAACGGCGGCACGGATGACCTGGCCAACCTGCGTACGCTGTGTATCAGGTGCCACAGCCGCAAGACAGCACGGGAAACTCGGTGGGGAGGGCGGGTTGGATCGTAACGACTCGCATTGAGCGAAACCACGGCGTTTCCTTCAAAATTTGTGCCCGCACCTAACGGCATGGGGGTAGGTACTGAACATTTGACAACGTCCGCATTCTGCAGGCATGTCACTCACATGCTGCGATTGCGGTGCCGCGATTTCTCGGAGCGGCGTTCGCGGAAGAAACCCAAAGCGTTGCCCGAAATGCCGTTCAGCGTTTAGGGCTGAATCCGAGCGGTGCCGTGTTCGCCTGCGGCATCCAATCCATAAGCATGAGTGCCGAACGTGCCGAAAAAGTTTCTCCACGTTTCGGAAAGTGCAACATTTCTGCTCTTATTTGTGCATGCACTTGGGGCAAAGGAGCCGCGTCTTGATGCCATGCGGCGATCCGGCTTGCGCTAAGCAAGTTGAGAGAACGCCTAGCAAGCTCGCTAAGGGCAAGGTGTACTGCTCCAACGCATGTGCAGAGTCGAGGTTCCCGCCACCGCATGTATGCCAAAACCCTAAATGTGGCCGTCGCTTCCGCATGAAGCACGTCACAAAGAACCCCTGGCAGAACAAGGGCAAGTATTGCTGCCCAGATTGTTACCGGGACCACCGCTGGGGAGATCATCGGCCTAGGAGGAAACGGAGCCCGCTGGCTAGGCGAGCGGCGGCCGACAAGGCGCTTGTCACCTCGCTTCGAAAGCGGTGCAAGGTGTTTGGCGTGACGTTCGACCCGGCTTGCACGAGAGGTGCCGTGCTGGAGCGTGACGGCTGGAGATGCCAGAAGTGCCGCGTGTTGTGCAATAAAGAATATGTGCTAGATGCCGTCACGAAGTCTCCGCACAAGCTTAATGCAGAGCACGACCACATTATTCCGCTGTCCTCGCCAGGCAGCCTAGGAAACGTGTTTGAAAACTCGCAGTGCCTTTGTCGGCAGTGCAATGGAGCGAAACGCGATAAGCCAGAAGGACAGCTGCGGCTGTGCCTTGAGGAGGAAGCATGGGGCGCAGGGGTCCGCGTCCGCAGCCAACGGAACTCAAAATCCTGCGAGGAAATCCGGGTCACCGTCCTCTAAACAAGGCCGAGCCACAGCCGCCGGCGGATGGCGTGGTGATGCCGTCGCACCTGGGTGCAGTGGCGGTCGACAAGTGGAACGAACTGCTACCGCTGCTCCAGGCGGTGCGAGTGATGACCCGTGCCGACATCGAAGCGCTGGCCAGGTACTGCGACACCTACGAATGGTGGCTTGCGACGCGTGCAAAACTCAAGGCGGAAGGCGACACGTACCCGATTCTGAATGACAAGGGCGACGTGAAGTACATCGCACAGCGGCCCGAGGTATCGATAGCAAACAAATTAGCGACGCAGCTGCGGCAGTTAGAGAGCGATTTTGGCTTGTCTCCTGCAGCCAGAACGAGCCTCAAGGTTGAGCCGGATGCCAAGGAAGAAAGCACGTTGGCCAAGTTCCTTGCCCGTCGCGCGAAGGCGTGAGTGGGTTGACGGGTTCACGTACGAACCGGCAGACCCAAGCCTAGTCGTCGAGTTTCTTGAGAGCGTCTGCGTCCACACCAAAGACGGCGCCACGACGAGGGCCGGCGATCCGGTGCAACTTCTGGAGTGGCACCGCGACGAAGTCATCAACCCGATCTACGGGTGGAAAGACAAGGACAACCGCCGCCGCTATCGCGTCTCCTACCTTGAGGTGCCAAAGAAAAATGCAAAGAGCACGCTGCTTTCCTGCCTGGCTATTTGGCATCTGGTGATGGAAGGCCATGGCGAACTGGGTTGCATTGCTGCCAAGGACCGCAACCAGGCCGCCATTATCTACGACGAAACGGCCAAGATGATCCTGGGGTCGCCGGAACTGCGTGGCGTGCTCGAGGTGATTGACAGTCGCAAGACGATCGTGAACCGCAGCAACAACAGCAGCCTGCGCGTCATTTCCCGCGATGCTGGTTCCGCTGAAGGTCCGTCGTATTCGTTCGTGTTTTTTGACGAGTTGCACGCTCAGCCAGACAGGAAGCTGTGGGAAGCCCTTCGGTACTCAGGTCGCTCCAGGCCGCAGCCTCTGATCTGCACGATCACCACGGCAGGAAGCGACAGGCAATCAATCTGCTGGGAGCAGCACGAGTACGCGGAGCAGGTGATTGCAGATCCTGCCTACGACCCACGTTTCTACGGCCGCATATGGGCGGCACAGAAAGACGTGGACGACTACTTTTCGCCAGCCGTGTGGAGGAAATGCAATCCAGGCATGGGTGTGACGATGACGGAAGAGTCGTTCGCAGCTGATGCCATGGAGGCTAAAAACAAGGCCACTAAATTAAATGGGTGGCTGAGATATTCGCTTGGAATTTGGACAGAGACAAGCAATCGGTTTCTGGACCCTGACAAGTGGGCCGGGTGCGCGTTGCCGCCTGTTGTGCCGCTGGCTGGCCGACCGTGCATCATCGGCATGGACTTGAGCAAGAGCACGGATCTTTCGGCGGTCGTGGCTTTATTCCCGCATGAGGATGGCACCTTCGATGTTGATGCCATGCTGTTCAGCCCGCGTGATCTCATCATGGAACGCGAGCGAACCGATCGCCAGCCGTTCCAGCACTGGGTGGATTCTGGCTACATCACGGCCACAAGCGGCAACGTCATAGACCACGGCGTGATCCGTGAGTACGTGCTGAAGTACGCCAAGGCACACAGCGTTGAGCGTGTGCTAATGGACATGACCGGTGCCGTGCAGTTGGGTGTGGAACTGCAAGGAGCGGGCCTGACTGTGGAATCATTTGGACAGGGTTTCCGCTCAATGAGCAGCCCTACCAAACTGCTGGAGAGCTTGGTGCTTCAGCAGAAAATACGCCACGCAGGCAACCCAGTGCTCTCGTGGATGGCTGCAGGCGTGACGGTTGAGACAGGAGCCTTTGAGGACATTCGCCCTGTTAAGAAAAAGAGCACATGCCGGATTGACGGGATTGTCGCTCTGATCTTTGCGCTTGGCGGCTGGGAAGCGAACAGCATAAAGAAGGCCACAGAACAGTCCTGGGACATGATGACGCTATGAGCGAAAACGCCGCCGCCGACTTCAAGATGATTGACCTTCGTGGCATCGACTGGCCCGAGGTTTCGCCGTCTCGCACGCCGTCTGGCATCCGTGTCAACGCCGACAACTCAATGGCATGCTCGGCCTACACGGCTTGCATCCGCGTCATATCGGATGCCGTTTCTGCACTTCCGCTGCACGTCTACGAACGCATGGCCAACGGCGGCAAAACCAAAGCGGCAACGCATCCTGTGTATCGATTGCTGCACCAGCAGCCCAATCCCTGGCAGACAGCCCAGGAGTTTAGGGATTGGATGACCGGCATGTATCTGCACTACGGTGCGTCGTATGCCGAGATCCGCCCAGGTGCTCGAGGTGCCGTATCTGAGCTGTGGCCGCTGCACAGCAGTCGCATGGAGCCCGAGCGGCTGGAGGACGGCACGGTCCGCTACAAGTACCGCGAGCCCAGCGGCCGGCAGACGGTCTACTCACAGTCGCAGATCTTCTGCCTGCGGTTCACGACCGAGGACGGCATTAAGCCGATCCCGACCTACAAGATTTTCCAGAACGCCATCGGCCTGGCCCAGGCTCTTGAGGCCCACGGCAGCACCTACTTCGGCAACGGTGCCCGGCCGGGGATCGTGCTGGAGAGTGACAACCCGATTCCGGCCGAGGCGGCTGAGCGGCTACGCGAGCAGTGGGAACGGATGCACCGTGGGCCGGACCGTGCTCACCGCACTGCGGTCCTGCCCAACGGCGTAAAGGCTCACGAGCTCAGCGGCAGCAACGAGGCTGCCCAGTTCCTTGAGACGCGGCAGTACCAAGTCATTGAGATTTGCCGTGCGTTCCGTGTGCCGCCGCACATGATCCAAGACCTGACACGCAGCACCTATTCCAACATTGAGGTGCAAGGCACCGAGTTCGTGCAGCACTGCCTGCTGCCGCATCTCAAGCGGTGGGAAGCGGCCATCAGCCGTGACCTCATCGTGGACGATGAAACGTATTTTGCCGAGCACAGCGTGAGCGGCCTGCTGCGTGGCGACCACGCCAGCCGGTCGGCCTACTACGTTTCCGCGCTCCAGAACGGGTGGATGACCATTAACGAGATTCGGGAACTGGAGAATCTGAACCCGATTGGGCCGGAAGGCGACAAGCACTTTGTTCAGTTGAACATGACCACGCTGGACAAGGTGGGCGCGGAGCCGCCGGCACCAGCCGCTGAGGCTGAAGACAGCCCAGCAGATGACGCCGAAGACCAGTCCGAACAGGAGGACACGACCGATGGAAATTGAGCGCCGCGATTTCGCTTTTGAAGAAGAAAACGAACTTGTGGTGGAAAGCCGCGCCGACGGGCGAGCGGCCATTGTTGGCTACGCGGCCGTATACAACCGTCTGTCCCTCGACCTTGGCGGCTTCCGAGAAGAGATCCTGCCTGGTGCATTCGACAAGATTCTCAGCCGGCAGCGTGGTCGGCAGGACGTGGTTGCCCTGTTTAACCACGACAGCAACATCGTTCTGGGCCGCACCTCGAGCGGCACGCTGGAGTTGTCCACGGATGACAAGGGCTTGCGGTACGTGGTGACTCCACCAGTGAGCCGTGCCGATGTGCTGGAACTAATCCAGCGTCGTGACGTTCGGGGATCTTCCTTTGCGTTCACCGTTGACAAGGGCGGCGAAGGCTTCCGCCAGGGCGATGACGGCAAGGCCGTGCGGCAGATCCGCGAGGTGTCTGGCCTGTATGACGTTGGCCCTGTGCTGGTTCCTGCGTACCCGCAGACCAGCGCTGGCGTGGCCATTCGTTCCTACGAAGCTTGGATGGCTTCGCAGTCGCAGCCTGAGCCCGAGGCGGTTGCCGCTGCTATCGCCAAGCGTTCCTTGGTCCGTGACGCCGCTGCGGCGTGGTCACTGAGGCTGCGCCGTGTCTGAGGCCCGCTGCACCTGCGGCGAAAAACTGCGGTGCCGTTCCAGCCGCCCATGCGGTGACGAGCGGCAGCGGTACATGCGTTGCCCAAGGTGCGGTGCACGCGGTGTCGTGTTTGTGAAAACAACACTTTCCGAAGTGCGCTTCTGCAAGAGGCCGGCACGCTAGTGGCACTGTGGACTCCATCGGCAATACCGCCGGCGGAGAACTCACACAGTGGACAACCTCAAGAAGCTGCAGGACGAGGCCGTTAACCTCGCCAACCGTATCGACGCCGTGCGGGCCATTGAAGGCGACGCGGACAAGATTGCCGAGCGTGACCTCGAACTTGAGACGCTGACGGCCGATGCCGCCAAGCTGGCCAAGAAAATCGAGTTTGAGAAGTCGGTGGCCGAGTCGGCCAAGAGCCT